ATTTCAAATTTCTTCGAAAGGAGACTGTCATGTCTGCAGTTACAGATATTTCCCTCGGTACTGGCTATGCCACTGCTAGTACCACAAGTCCAAACGATTGGAAAGTAAATACGGTATCCGCTAACTTAGTCTCGTGGAGACAGATTAACGACACCTACGCACAGAACTATGTTCTGACGTTAGGTCGTAAATCTGCCACCGCAAAGTCTAAAGTAAGACGGGTATCCGTAAAAATGGTCGTACCCTGCGTGCGCGAAATAAACGGTGTTGACACAGTCGTCTTTAGCTTGCAGCTTAACAGTGAATTGATCATTCCTGTTGATGCGACAAGCGGCGAAATTGATGGGACGATGGCAGCGTATACAAATGCGCTACTATCAACTACATTCAAAAACGCATATAAAGATGAGTTCCCTTTCTAGTAAGTTCTAACTTCTAAATTGGAGTGTTAACATGTTTGCTGAGCAACGTAAATGTCGAAATGATTTCGATATCAAGAAATGTATCAAACTTATCGTAGGTGCTATAGACAGGCCAATAGCTCGTGCTATTGAGCTCTTGTTGGACAATGGTTCTACCATTGCTCATCTTGAGCTCGCTTCACTTGCTGTCAACCCTTTAGAGTACAACTATGATGATCGTTTTCACTTTCGTGATGACTATCTTTTAGCCGAGTTCCTTAGTAAGAATAAATTTCTTAACACGGATCTTAACTTAGAAGAAGTGTCATTTCAAAAGTTTCTTGAAAGCGAGCGGCAATGTAAATTAACTAATATCAGGATAGCCTCTTCGTTCGACTCTCTTAACCAACAGAGTAGTCGCGACCTTCAGTTACTTCTAACTGAGTGGAATCGTAAAATAACGAAGATTTTACCTTGTTATAGTTTTTTACAGTTTGGCGAGAATATCGCTAAACACGCTAAGTTTGGACCAGGATCTACGACCGTAACACACGGTGACGCAACGTCACCATATGAAAAGGTTCAGGATCTCGGTATTACTTGGTCTGCCTACCCATTTGTGAGTTTACTCACAGAGTATCCGTCATGGATGAAAGTCCATCGGGGTAAACCATTATTTATAATGGAGCCGGGTAGCAATCTGCTTTTTGTACAAAAAAATGCCAAGACGCACAGAGCAATCTGTGTTGAGCCTAACTTGAACACATTTTTTCAAGGAGCTATTGGTCAACTTATAAAAAACTCTTTGGCAAGAGTTGGATATAATATACCACAGCTTCA